ACCGCAAGTCCTGACCCGCTCGCAATGCGAGATGATTATCCGCGATGCGGAGGTCATTGGGATGAAACGTGCGCCGGTATTGTCGAAGGACGGCACCCACGTTGCCAGCCGCACCCGGACCTGCTCTTCCTGCTGGATACCCAAGGCACCGCACTTCCAGTGGCTTTACAATTACCTAGCCGCAGTGGTGGACCAGGTAAACACGGAACACTATCGCTTTGACATAATGGATATGCAACAGCTTCAGGTGTTGAGGTATCGTCCGCTCCAGAAGTTCAAGTGGCACTTCGATACCTATGACGGTAGCGACCGCAAACTGACTTGCGTCATCAACCTATCCAGGCCGGAGGAGTATGTGGGCGGAGGGTTGCGCGTAGAGGCCGATTGGCATGGGGTGGAGAAGTCCACGCACCAGGGATCGGCAAACTTCTTCCCTTCATGGATCAAGCACAAGGCCAAGGCACCACTGCTAGGCACGCGCTGGGCGTTGGTCGCATGGATCACGGGGCCACAATGGAAGTAGGTCCGACCGAGATGCTGATGTTTGCCATCGGCGTTGCCCTCATGGCGATGTGGATGGATCGCAAATGACCTTCGCCGGAAATCTTCCCCGCCACCAGTATGTCATGGTGGATCGCAAGTTTATCTCACAAGGCAACGAGAGCGGATGGGAGGATGCCGTATGGTTCGGGCTATACTCGGTACCGCACCGGGCCTGGGGTTGCACGGTCATGCTTAAGTGCGGGGCGTTGTACCGTGGATTGCCTCTGCACGCATTGGCGTTTACCAATGGGACGAGCGAGCCGTGGACCCTTGGAGACGCACAGCGGTGGGACTGTTTCGGCTGGAACTTCACGACCATCGAGTACGACTATCTGCGCGAATTGGATTGCCAGGTGTGGCTGGCCGGTAGGCAGACATGGATGCGGGGAGCCTATATGTTCACCGCAGAACCTTATGGGGACGGGTACAGCCTGGAGCCAAGTCAGACCAAGTCGCATCACTTCATTGAGCTTGCCAATGGACGGATCGCCTGCGTGCCTGGCAACAACGTCTTATTCACGGAGGCATCGTTCACGGGCAAGAATGGGGTTGCCAAGCCGACATGGCTGAAGGTACAAACACAGGTCTTCCACGCAGAAGAACAGGCGTTTGATGGCGTGGTCGGAGAGGAGACAGCGTGACCATATATCAGGTGGCAAGATTGGAGGTTGAGGCACTCAAAGAGTTCCTCGACATGGACAACTGCCACCCAGGAAAATTGATGGACTCAAACTGCTCGCCGCTCTATTGGATCATGAACCAGATGATGTACGACAAATTTCACGGACACGGCTGGGAGTTGGATCTCGTAGCCGGTAGATTTATTAAAACCAAATGACTTTACGCGCAGATAGTTCAGTAGCAGAACTGCCCCTATTCCAAGGGGAAGACGGCGGTGCGATTCCGACCTCTGCGCTCCAGCTTAAATTCAGGCCAATAAGCCACATAACAGCAATGATTGCATACAGAAGCTGGCATTATCTTGGCGATACGGACTTTTTAAGTCAGGTTGATTTTGGATGTTACTGGAATGGACTTTTGAACGGAGCCATATCTTATGGCTCTCCAAATGCCACAGACTTGAAAGGATATTGGGATAGGCACACACAAAACGGATGGCTTGAGATAAAGAGACTTGTGATGAGTCCACTATGCCCAAGAAATTCTGAAAGCAGATTTATAGGATATACAATAAAACAGATATTAAAAATGATGAAGATAAACGGGATTGTGACTTATGCAGACAGCGATCAGGGGCATACTGGAATAATTTATAGGGCATCTGGATTCAAATACATTGGGCTTACAAAAAAGAAAATGGATTTTATGGTTGACGGCAAGATACAGCAGCGTGGTAAAACACGTGGGGTTGACGGCAAATGGATTGAAAGAAGCAGAAAACATTTATTTGTAAAGGACTTCAGAAACAACCAACAAGGAGGTTAATATGCCACTAGGCAAAGACATCGGAAAGAACATTCGTGAGCTACGCGCTGACAACCGCAAGAAGGGCAAAGCTCGCGGGGCTGGCGGTAAGCCGCGCTCGCAGAAGCAGATCCTGGCCATCGCGCTTCGGTCTGCCGGGGTTCCGTCCAAGGGTGGTCCTCGACGTTTCCGTATGCGGAGTCGATAATGTCGGAAGATCGCATGGCGTGGTTGGCCGAGATTCTGGCGCGGGTGCGCCGGAGTCTGGCCAGCCACCGGGACAAGATAAACCACGCCGAGGCGCACAAGGTTCGCGAGGTAATCGCGGACGTTGACGCGGCGGCACTCATTACAAAGGAGATAAGAAATGAACACACAGGAAGCAGTAGCGCAGGTACTAACTGAACGGGTCAGCACGACCGAGACGAACATCAAGGTGCTGGAGGCGAGGCTTGTCGCCGCAGTCCAGACCATCCAGCAGATGCGCCATGAGATCAGCATCGGTCGGATCGAGCGGACTAAGGCCAACGAATCGGATTCGGCTCGGGTCGTGGCAGGCATTCGTGACGAGCGGGAGATCGTGGTGCCGGAGTCATTGAAGATCTCCAAGCCGAAGATCAGGAAGGGAAAGATGAAAAGCGGAGGCGGTAACAGGACAAGGCAGATGGTCCTGAAACGCTGGGGGTTGTGGCGTATCCAGTACGAGCAGGGCTACACCACCAGGCAGATTGCCTCTGCATGGAAGTGCAACCGCTCGTCGATTGATTATGCCAGGGAGCATAATTGGGGTGCGGAATAGTTTGACTCTAAATAGATTCACAATAGAAAGGACACCATGAAACTATGGACCAACCAAACCAACTCAATACACAAAGTCGATGACTCGATGCTTTTCCCGCGCAACACCTACATGTTGCCCGATGAGCTTACCGGTCCGATGTGGGAGGATGCCGTGCCATGTCCCCACAAGATCAAGCCGTACTATCCCGGCCGTGCGACCGGCGGTGCCACGGCGGTGTACCGGGCCGGAGCTATCGGGGATGCTATCATCACAACCGCCTTCGTGCATTACCTGGTCAACGAATCGGGCGGCTGCGTGGATGTGTACGCACCGGCCAGGAACCTGCCGCTCTATGCTGGGCTAGGTGCCAAGCTGTTCCCGCTTCCGCCTACGCTGGAAGCCTGGGATAGCTATGACGCGCACCTGCCGACCGACGATCTGTTCAGCGGTCAGGTTGGCAATACCAAGCTGGGTACTGGTCCGGGCAACTGCTACGACCGCATCTACACTTGGATGAACGCAGGTGATGTTGATCCCAAGTACAAGCGTCCGCACCTGTACCTGATCGAACCAGATCACAAGGAACTTATGGAGATGGGCAAGTGGCCGATCAAGGGTGACTACTTTGCCTACCATGTATCCAGTTCTGGGCCGACCCGGACCTACCCGCCCAAGATGGGACAGGATGCGGTCTTGGCGTTGCTGGAAGCATTCCCAAGCCACAAGGCCGTGATCATCGGGCTGGACAACTCCAATAACTTCAAAGTGGATCATCCCAGGATAATCGACCTGTTCAACACAACCAAGCAGTTCCGCTCGCTGTTCCCCATCGTAAGCGGGGCGGACTTTGTCGTGGCACCGGACAGCAGTGTCAACCACGTGGCGGCCGCCTTCGACACGCCTTGTGTGTCGCTGTGGGGCAGCTATCACCCAGACGACCGCATGACGTACTACCCAAAGAACATCTCGGTCTTCAAGCCTGACACCTGCCCGCACGCTCCGTGCCGCCCTCATGCGGGTCTACCGCAGCAGAAGTGCAAGGACGCGACAAACAAGACACCGAAGACGCAGGTGTGGTGCAATGCCCTACGCAACATCACCGCCCAGGATATTGTCGAGGCGGCGAAGAAGGCGATGGAGTTGGAGGGATGAAGGACAAGAACATAAACAGAAAGATCGGGGCTGCCGGGGTTATGCGCGTAAAGGCAGAATTACTTGCCAGAGGTTTTGACGTGGCCGAGCCTGATGTGGATTGCGGAGTGGATCTGATTGCCTGGGATCATAGGAAGATCAATCGCATACAGGTTAAGGCCACGGTTCAAAAGACAAGCGATACGGGATCGCATTTCCATGTCACAAGGGTTGTGCATAAACAAGCCAAGAGCAGATCGAGCTATGATCCGCGAGAGATTGATTTTATAATTTGCGTATCAATACCACTTAACAAGTTTTGGATTATTCCGCCAAAGAATGCCCTCGGTAAGGCAAAGTTATACATGAGCGTTGGCAACCAATACCATGACAAATGGATATTCCTAAGCCAATCCGGTAGGGAGATTTCCGGCGACAAGCTTGAGTCCGCCAGAGAATTGAGGATGAAGCTGTGGGAACTTAAAAAATTAAACAAAAAATTGCTGGACTCGATTAGGAGACTTCAATTAAAAGACAAAATCTCTTGGCATAAAATATGTAATTATTACAGATATATAAGAAAAGACTTAACTCAGCATGGGGCGATGAATGTTGAAAAATATGGAACAATTTACGATCAAGAGGAATGGGAGAAAAATCATTTTAAGGAAGATGTTATTTATTTTCAGCGCAACTTGGAAAGCCTAGAAAAGCTATACAACAATCCATTTCAATGCCGGAGTGGTGTGCAGGGAGATCCTGCAACGGGTTGTCCTCCTGAGAGTGTGTTCACCCCTTGAATCACCGGCATGAATTTCTGATATGAACGAGAATCAGCGCAAAGCCGAGGCCATCGTGGGTCAGGTGGATTGGCAGTCCGAGAACCACGGACTGTGCCATTGCCCAGGTGAGGCCACGCATACCAGCCATACTAGACTGCGTGACACCACCGTGTTCGTGGACGGAGTGCCGACGATCTTCTGCTGGCACACCTCCTGTATGGCGTACCGGGACGAGGCCAACCGCAAGCTGCGCCGGGCGATCCTGAACGACAGCATGGGCAGGCCGATACAGCAATCGGATAATCCAGTGAAACTGGTGATTGAGAAAGATCCTGAGAGCGAAATAATTGACCGAATCAAGACGATTGCCGAATCGAACAAGAGCCGGTACCTGACCCATTACAATTGGGACACGGCGGATATGTACGAGGAGAGTCCGGTCAAGCTGGACGATCCGGCGGACGATTACCACCGCTTCCTTACCCTGTGGCAACCAAGCGACCTCATATGGATCGGGGACGTTAAGGACAGCGGCAGGCATCCGCAGAATTTCCGCAAGGCGGATGAGTGGATGGGCTTGCCATCGCCGGTGGGAAACTACACGACCGGCGCGGTGTTCGTGCCGGGATCGGTCAGCCGCGCCAACGAGAATGTGGACACCAGGGTCTACCTGGTGGTGGAGTCTGACACGCTGACCAAGCCGCAGATGGGCGCGGTATTCCAGGCCATGCGCGATCTTTTCAAGATGAGGATGTACGCCGTGGTCGACACGGGCGGGAAGAGCCTGCACGGATGGTTCGAGAACCCGCCCAAGAAAGAATGGATGGAGCAACTAAAAGCTTTCCTTGTTCCGCTCGGGTGCGATCCTGCGACTTTCAAGCCAAGCCAACCGGTGAGAATTCCGGGGGCAAAAAGAAACGACACAACCTACCAGAGTTTTCTCTGGTTTTGCAAGGAGGGGAAATGATAGAGCCAGCCGTGGGATTGGGGGTGAAGCCGAAGGTGGATGAATGGCCACCAATAAAATCATTTGGCCAGCTTATGTCTGAGGACATCAAGGAGCCTGATATTTTGATAGAGGGAATACTTCACAGGGGCGGAAAGCTTTTGCTTGGCGGTGGTTCGAAGTCGTACAAAAGCTGGAGCCTTATAGACTTGGCATTATCCATATATACCGGCAAGGAGTGGTGGGGACAGAAATGCAACAAGGCGAAGGTATTGTTTATCAACTTCGAGATCCATGAATGGAGCTTTAGGAATAGATTGGCTGACGTTGCCAAGGCCAAGGGAATGACAAAGGAAGAGGTTTTTGATTTTGATTGTTGGAATCTCAGGGGTCACGCTGCTGATCTCAGTCTTATACGCCCCATGATCGAGAGGCATATCGAGGGTAAAAACTACAAGGCCATTGTCCTTGACCCAAACTATATGTTGATGGGGGAGCGGGATGAAAACAACGCTGGAGACATGGCCAGCCTGATGAACGAGTTTGAGGCACTGGCTGTGCGCCACAATCTATCGGTAATACTCAGCCACCACTTTAGCAAAGGCAACAAGTCTGGGTCGGAGTCGATTGACCGTTTCTCTGGTTCCGGGGTATTCGCACGCAACCCCGACACTCTGGTTGTCTTGACCGCCCATGAGGAGGATGAGCGCAGCTTCTCGTGTGAGATAACCCTGCGTGACTTCCCGCCTGTCGATTCATTTGTGGTTCAGTGGCACTACCCTTTATTCAAGGCCAACTATTCACTGAACCCAGATAAACTGAAGAGGCCGAACACCAATAAATCAGTTGATGATAATAGACTTTTATCTGAGATGGGTAGCAAGGAATGGGTGGCCAACCAGCTTGTGAAACACCTATCTGAGAAGCTTTCAGTCAGTGACCGCACCATCTATAAGTACATAAAGAGGCTTACCAAGGCTGGCAAGATACTAAAAGAGAACGACTTATACACTGCAAATCAGTCCGAGTTTTAGGACTGAACTTGGACTGAAAAGTTACTGAAGCTTACACTATGAAGTCCGCTATAAATATAAAACAATACAATCCGCGAAGGCAGTGTAGGTACAGGACTCCTTGGTCCGTCCTGCCCCTACCGCTACGCTCACTGCCGTAGCGTTTTTCTTGAAAGGAATAAAGCCGACAGCACACGCGCCCTTGGGCGTGCAAGGAGGGTGTGGTATATTGGTGGAATGAAACCCGGTCTTTACGCAAATATCAATGCTCGCCGCAAGGCTGGCACATCCCGCCCCAAATCCCAATCTACCATTTCACCCCGCACTTGGCGTTTAATGAAGGCCAAGAAGGGCGGCTTTCGTGAAAAGCCCAAGGGTTGACCTGGCCTGGGCGTATATCGAGCTTCTCCTGACAGAGAACTCCCGCCTGCACCAGACCATAGGCAAGGTGGACCGACTCTGTGGCGACATATTAGCTGACTGCTCCCGCGAAGTGTACGAGGCAAACATGGTAAGCCTGACAGATGATCTGGAAGACTTGGGAAAGTTCCTTGAAGTACACCAGGAAAAGATTAAGCTATTGGCAGGAGCGTTAAACCAATGAAACAATCCCCATGCAACAGGCCGGTGCGTACCCCTGGAGGGTCAAAGAAGTTTAAGGTTCGAGCCTGTTCGGGTGGCAAGTCCAAGACCATCCGCTTTGGCGATCCAAAGATGACTATTAAGAAGTCCATACCCGGACGGCGCAAGAGTTTTAGGGCTAGGCATCGGTGCGACAGCAACCCGCCTAGCAAGCTAACCCCAAGATACTGGAGTTGTTCCAAGTGGTAAAACAATGCACCAGGATACCGTTTAATCGAGCGGAGATGCCACTAGAAACGCGGATTGGTGGCAAGCAAGTAGCCGATACCTCCCAACGCAAGATACCCCTTATAAAGCGCAAAATACCAGAATCTCTAGGCAATAAAGCCTGTTGCGTCTCTATTGGTCGCTGAAGTACCGTTTTTACATATCCCTTATAGGACATAGCGTCCTTATAGCGTCCTTATAGCGTCGCCAAATTACCGTTTGTTCTGCTCCCGCCACTTTGCCCAACGCTCCCGCTGAACCTGGCTTACCTTGGCGTAATGCTCCCGCGATAACTTCCGAGCCTTCTGCGGCCCCTTAACGCTCCCGCCCTTTCTGCCGAGAGTGGACAGATATTCTTTTATGATTTGCTCTTTTGTCATAATGCTCCTGGTTAATTGCTACGCTGCCGTTTATTGGTCAAATAAAATCGCCACGCTGCCGTTTATGGGCGGACGGAGGACTAGGTGAACCGGCAAGGGGTGGAACCTTGCGGGGTAAAATTATCCAATTATTAACCTTTCGACGCCATAAAAGGTTGCTGTTTTGTCGCCTTGATTGCACACACCAATCATCCAACCGTTGCCTTTTATTTTATTATCCTTTGACCATTCAACAACCTGCAACCAACTCAATTCACCAGCCACAACGCTTGCCGTTTTACCATATCCAAACTTCACTAGTTTATATTTCATAATAATCCCCCTTCTTTCTTTCATCCCCACCGCCAGAATTGCCCCGGCTGCGGTTCCGTTTGTAGGTTGACCCGATAGGGTCTCACCTTTGCTTCCCCCTTGTGAGGGGAAGACAAGGAGAGACTAGTCCTTAAACTCTGGAACCCCCGCCCATTCGAGGAGTTGAACATCTCCCGATTCTATGTAGTCGGCCAGACTTTCAAGCTCTGCCAATTCTCCATAAGATACGTTTCTCTCACATATTGATTGCCTTATCTCTTCGAGCCTAACTTTTGCGGCCAGCCAAGTTTCTGCGTTCTCCGCATTCTTGGCAAAGTCGATTCCCTCAAACGGATTCTTTTTCATTATGTGTTTCCTTTCTTTATTGTTTATTAGGTTCGACCCTATCGGATCTCGCCTCCGCTCTCCCCTTGTGAGGGAGAGACGAGGGGAGACTAAACTTCCTCGGTGCTTTCTTTGTCGATTCTGAATGATGTTCCGTCAAGCTCCTCCCATCTTTCTAAACCTATGCCATCGGCAATTAGGTGCGCCTCATCTTCGCTTTCTGCGCTTATTTCAATCTCATAATACTCCGTTCTCTCTCCGATTACTTTATACTTTTTCATAGTGCGTTTCCTTTCTTTTATTGTTTTTACTTCCGGCCGATAAACATAGCGAAAGCCACCAAGATCCCGCCCAAGATTAAACCGTGGGCGAAGTAAACGGCTCCGTGAACTTCTGCGATCATCGCCAAACCTCCTTTCGTATTGTGTAATTTTCGACTCCTCTTTCCCTCCGCCAAGCTTCGGCACGCTCAAGCGATTCGAAGCGAAGGAGGAAAGACCCGGCTCTGGAGTAAATGCAGAAGCAGATCATCAGTTTATCCTATAAATGAAGAAGCCGCTTTCTTCGTTTTCTTCGCCATCATATCCACTCAAGAAGTGACCTCGGCCATCTGCCGAAACCGCTTCTTCTGCGAATCCCTCAATGCCGCCGTCAGTCTTTTCTATCAGTGCTAGGATTGAATCATTCGCACTCTCGCACTTTTGCGACTGCATCGTCTCAAGTGCTTCCGCCAATTCCTGCGGCAGATTGCAGTAATCGCAGACAAAACTTGAGCGAAAAGCCCAAGCAGAATCCTTGATATATTCCAAACAAGCCCGATCTGCTTCTTCATCTGTTCCGACCGCATACTCCTTGCGACCAATCGAGAAAACTTCCATTCCATAATGGTTATATTTTTCTTGCTCTATGTCGCTTGGATCGCACTCGGCAAAGTTTGCGAGTGCTTCGATTGCGTTCACTGCTTGTAGTTTGTTTTTCATTGTGCGTTTCCTTTCTTTGGTTTTTGGTTATTCTTGCCAATACATCTTGGCGAGAAAATAGGTTGTCAGAATCAGCGTAGGGGCGAGGAGGATGGATTCGATCATTTTAAAACCTCATCGGCTTGATAAATTGCCTCGTCAGCCCTTCCAAGAATGTTTGAAGCTTTGTTGGACGGATTATTGAATTCCTCCGCTTGGACATATTCCAAACACTCCGAGAGTGAATCTTTTAGAATTGATACAACTTCCAACAATTCTTTGATGCGGGAATCTTTAGCCGTTCCCGCTTCGGCATTGGTTGTGTTGCTTTGCATATTGCGAGTATTGCAAGCCGCCAGAATCTGTCAATGTATTATTTTTTAGAATCTTTTGTGGTAGGTTGTCCGAGTGGAAAACCCGCCAGAAAATCTCCCCGCAAAATCGAAGAATGGGAAGGTGGCATTTACCAAGGAAATTGAGGAGAAGTGCCTTGCGGCTTGTTCCTCTGGATTCACTCTCGAAAAGTGTGCTGGCTTGGTAGGCGTTCCAGTTGGAACGATTAAAACTTGGGTGCATAGAAACCCGGCTTTCGGCAGAAAGATGGAAACCGCAAGAAAAAATCACGAGCTAAAACTTTTAAGGGACATCGAACTAGCGGGGGAGAAGTCATGGCAAGCGAAAGCATGGATGGCTGAGCGTGTTTATTCCTATGCTCAACCTTCGGCTAGGCTTCAAGTCTCTGGCGGAGTGGAGCATACGGCTGGCGGATCATTCGCCGCCCTCCTTGCTGGCCTTGCATCTCGAAGGGCGGAAAAGAAAGCGCAAGTGATTGAGGCAAAAGAAGTTAAGGCGATTGAAGATGTCAATAGTAAATACAATAGCTATTGTGCGACAGATAGTCCGCAACCTATTGCAACCACAATGCCTAAAAATCCTGGCAAGCCTCGACCCTTAAGGATGAGGAGACGCAAGCCAAGGCAAGAAAGCCTTAAGAAATGGCCTACCCACGACACCCCTACCCCCACGCCCCCCGCCACCGATTCACACGCATAATACCCCCCAAATAATTGCGCCACAAAATAAAAAGAGGTTATGCCGAAGCGTATTCCCAAGTCAGCCCAAAAGGCACCTGAAGAGGTTTTAGAGCAACTGCTAAACCCTGCGTATTTCGCAGATAAGGTATTGGGCATCAATCTTTACAAATGGCAAAAGGATGTGCTGGCAGATATTGAGCCAATCGACTCCAGAGTCGCCCTACGCGCCGCCAACGGTTCCGGCAAGACTTCCACGGTAATTTCCGGCGTTTTGATATGGCACGCGCTCGTCTACAAGCGTTCTATTGCGGTCACGACCGCCGGAGTCTTCCGCCAAGTCGAATCCCAGCTTTGGCCTAGCCTTCGCTCCCACATCGCCAAGCTTGGCGGCCCCTGGGAGGTCACATCCGGCGAAATCCGCTACCTGCACCCTGACGGCAACACATCGCGCATTATAGGCTATTCTGCGACCGATCCTGGCCGTGCTGAAGGCTGGCACGCCGAGAACCACGAAACCGCGCCCTTGCTCATGGTGGTTGACGAAGCCAAGACCGTTGCCGACCCTCTCTTCGAGGCCATCAGTCGGTGCCAACCAACGCGACTGCTAATCGCCTCCAGCCCCGGTGGGTCAAGCGGTGCCTTCTATCGCGCCTTTACCAAGGAGGCGGATATGTGGAAGAAGCACGCCGTTACCGCCTTCGACTGCCCTCATATAACCCAGAAGCAGATCGACGAGGTTATCCAGCGGTACGGAGAGAAGCACCCTCTGACCCGCTCCATGATCTATGGCGAGTTTGTGGACATCGGCAACGAGAGCCTGATTATTAACCTGAATCAGCTTCAGAACTGCCTTACCAGCCCGCCGGACTTCAAGCCTGGCACAAAGATCGCCGGTGTAGACTTTGCGGCTGGTGGCGACTGTAACGTGCTTTGCGTGCGGGATGGGAACAAGGTTTTACCAATCACGGCATGGCGCGAAAGGGACACCATGTCTGCGGTAGGCCGTTTTATCGTCGAGTTCAAGAAGCACGGCTTGAAAGCCGAAGACATCTATGCTGACGCAAGCGGCCTGGGTATGCCCATGTGCGATGCCTTGTCGGAAGCCGGATGGGAAGTGCAGCGGGTCAACTTTGGCTCCACCGCTTACGACACCGATGCCTATACCAACCGCGCTGCCGAGATGTGGTACGGCATGGCAAAGAAGATCGAGGCGGCTGAAATCATCCTGCCCGAAGACGACGAACTGACGGCGCAACTGACCTGCCGCCGGAGCCTGGTTAATTCCAAGGGCAAGCTTGGGGTCGAGTCCAAGGATTCGATGCGAGCCAGGGGACTCGCCAGCCCTGACCGAGCCGATGCCCTTGCCCTCTGCCTTGATGGTGGTAATATCAGTTTCGACTTGACCTTCCCGGTGGAAAAGCCAACGTGGAGGTCATTGCAAGCCTTGATGGAATCGAGCGATCCCGTTATGGCTGGCTTCGACGCAGGAGGTTAATATGAATATCTGGAACTGGATCACCGCAAACTGGACCGAGATTGTTGCCGCCCTTGGTGGCATCGTGCTTGCCGCGCGTATCATTGTCAAGCTGACCCCGACCCCCGCCGACGATTCGGCGTTGGAGAAGGTTGTCAACTTCCTCAAGACGCTCGGACTTCACATTAAATAACTTTAAGTGATCGGTGCGATTCTTAACATCATCGCGTCGATCCTTCGCCTCATTCCGGGTTGGAAAGAGAAACGCATTGACCGCGCCGAAGGCGAGTGGCGCAACAACCGTGATTCCATTGATCGGGATCTTGGCACTGTTGCTTGGTGGGTGCGCGACAACCAATCCCACGACGAACACGACCGGGGCCGTTGAGGCTCTGATGCGCGATGAGAACTACCCGGCTGTTCGCGATTCTTCTCCTGCCGTCCGCGCATGGGCAAAACGCGCTTTGCATTATATCAACGATTTTCAATTTGAACTGAACAGGGAGCGAGAGAAATGAACGCCAAAGACACACGCCGTAACGATTACTACGTCAGGATCATCGAAGCTCTCAACCAGCGCGAGACCTGGGAGAACCGGCAACGGCTGTTCTACCAAGCTCGGTACTTTGGTGTTCGCCGCAAGGTCAAGCCCTGGCCGACCGCAGCCGATCTGCACGTTCAGTTGATCGACACGGCCATTGAGAAGCTGAAGCCTTCCTTCGTCAATTCCGCCATCGGCAACGACATCCTTTCCAGCTTTGTCCCGATGCGCCAGCAGTTGACCCCGCTGACTGTTTCCGCCGAGCGTTGGTTTGACTATCAGATGCGGGAGAAGTCCAACTTCCAGAAGGAGATCGTTTCCGTCATTGACAACATCCTTCTCTATGGACGTGGGGTTTCCAAGGTGATCTGGAACGAGGACAAGAAGCGTATTGACTTTGAGGCGATTGATCCTTTCCATATTATCGTACCTTCGTACACCAAGGAATTCAAAGATGCCGATTTCATTGTTCACATCATCTCCACGAGCGTCGATTCCTATAAAGCTAACCCCCTTTACAAGCAGGACGAAAACTTTATCAAGATCATTTCGGGTAAGCCGTCCAAATCGGTGGGCCTACGAAGTGAGATTCAGGACGAGATTTACCGCCGCGAGGGAATTACCCAAGAAGCT